GTCGTAATCGTAGCTGTATCTGTACTTTGCTGTTTCATAGCATCCGTATTGGTACAGTTTTTCAAGTGCTTTTACACTCAGGTTATTCATGGATTTTGCTCTCATGTTTCTTACCTCTCTTTCTGTTTTCGTTATACCACATATTTCTTCTTTTGTCAAGAGGTTTTTGAAAAAAAGTTTAGCTGTGTCATGCATTTGAATGTCATGCGGTAGGCGCGGTGCGCCGTGCGAAGAGCATGACGCTACTTTCTGGTTTTCTCGTCGGACTGCCTTTAATCACAGTTTTTAACACTTTCAACACTTTCAACAGGTTTTCAACATAAAGTTGCACAAATTGTTTTGTGCATATTGCTACACTTTCAACAATTCAACAAGTTATCCACAAAAGTATCAACATCAAAATAATCCATAAAATATCGTTCCAAGGATAAATATTCATAGTATTCAACATTTCAACACTCCCTACTACTACGACTACAACAAATAATAATAATATCATGTGCGCGTGTGCGCGATTACGTGCGCGCGTGCGCATGTCAATATGAAATAAAAAACACTCAGCCAAGTCTGTACTTGATAGTTACTTGGCTGAGTGACACCAAAGTCTCAAAAGACACCTTTGGCTTTGCTCATCTTCTTGGACATGGATGCTTCTTTGTCCTTTAGCTGCTCTGCGTATGACTTATCTGTTTCCGCGTTTCTTTCGATTAGGGACGCAATGGCTTTTTCTTGCCGATACTGTTTGATTCTCCATGCTTTTTCAGGGTTCTCCGCTTCCAGTTTTCGCCAGTAGTATTCCGGTATGGCCGCTCTCTTGCCGTTGGTAAGCTGTATGTATCCCTGCTGCCAGAGTCGTTCTTCATGGTCTTGAAACCATTGGTCTCCAAGTCCTGGTTTTCGGCTCATTGTGCAAAATGGTGGTATTAAACCCATTTTTTGGAAACGCTTTTTGTCGTTGCCGTACAGCTTTTTTGTTACGTACCCTGCAACATAATTATATGTTTGTGGTACTGCTTGTGCGATGTCAACTGTACCTTGTCCCCAGATTTTGACCAGCTTATCACTTGTGTAGTGACCGTGTCTTGATAGCTTATGGATTGGCTTTAAGTCGTCGGGATGCCATCCATATAGTATCATGTGATAGTGTGGTCTTGCTGTGTTGTCTCCATACTCTCCCGCTAAAAAGTACCTCAGAGGCTCTTTGACGGCCTTTCTGAGCCTTTTGATAAAGAGTTGGGTATCTTCCACGCTCAACGTTTGTGTTGTTCTTGGGCGTTCTGAGGTGCCTTTCCAGACGTTTACTCCGCCTTTGTAGATTTCGCCTGTCTCGGTGTCTTGCGTTGGTACGTGGTCATCATCGTATGTTAGCGTGATAAACCAGACACTTTCTTTGTCGTATCCGTATGCTTCTAGCTCCATCCGCGTGGCCCAGTCTTTTCGTTTTCTGAGCCTGCACCCTGTACACTGTCCGCATGGTATCAACATTACATCTTTGCGGTACATTAAGTTTTCATATGTCATTTTGGTCTTGTGTATCTCGTTAAAAGAGGCGAGTGAGTACACTCGCCCGCTCGCCTCTCTGTCATGAGGTACATAAAACCGGATTAGCGGTTTATTGCATCCCATTATTTAAGTTTTCCTTTCCAGAACTCTACGTTTTTGCTTCCGATGAAGTCTCTTCCCGGTTTGTATTCGAGTTCGTCTTTGGTTGGCTTTCTTCCCGCGCCTCCTGTGCCAGTGTTTAGGCTGTTGAGGCTATTAAAGACGTCTTTGAACTCGTTAAATGCTTTGTCTGCGCTTGTGTGTTGCCAGCTTGTCGCGTCTCCGACCGCTTGTGCTGCGTTGTACCAGTTGCTTTGACTTTTGCTCCATGTGTTGTTATGGTTTTGGCTTACGCCCAGAGCACTTGCGCTTGCTGCGCTGCTGCTTGCTAGCCCCATGCTTGCTCCACTGATTGTTCCTTGTGCGCCTCCCGGTGTACTTGCTCCGCCTTGCTGGTATGTTAAGATAGGGTTGATTCCCGCTTTTCGCATGTCTTTTACAGCTCTTTGATAAGCTGTGTTACTCATTTGTTCTTGCCACGCTCGATTTTTTGCGGCTTCTGCGCTGTTGTAGCTCATCGCTGCGTTGTTGCTTATCTGGTTATATATGCCTTGCGTGATTGCTGCCATAGTGTTGTAGCCCATTTGCTCGAACATGCTTTTGCGGTTAAACTTTTGCTGGTTTTGCATATTTGCTTGGATTGCTCCAAGCATACTATTCCAGTCTTGCAAATTTTGCTCTCTGTTTACGCCGCTTTGGCTTGAGCTGCTTCCCCCGCTGCTTTCCGTCATGTTGCCGCCTAGGAGTTTGTTCATGCCCCAGCCGACGACTGTTGGAAGCAGTTGTTTTCCAAGTCCTAGTAATGTGCTTCCGATAGCTGCTAACATAAATAATTAGACCCGGGGTTTTGACCCGGGTCTATCCCCCTTTCCTTAGTGATGGTCTACAAGGCCGGGAATGCTGTACATCGGCATTGGCCGGACGCTTGTGTTGTCGATGACGGTATCCATGATAAACTGTGGTTCGTTGTCTACTGCCAAAGTGCGTTGGATTTCGCTGTCTCCTTCCTTCATCCATGCCTGACTGAGGCTCGGCACTTCTTTGTAGTTGTCACCATAGTGCCAGCTGTCCAGCGTGCCCGCTGCGTTGCTTCTGAATTTGCCGGAGATTCTGTTTGGCTTCATTCGGTATTCTGCCCATGCCTCTTGGTAGCCGAATGCCTGTTCATCCGTGCTCGTGCCGGTGAGGTATATTTCCTTCTTGAGAATTGCTTGCTCTCCCAGATTTGCGAAGACCGGGTAATAGAAATCCAGATTGGTTTTCCGGCTCCACATTCGTTCGAGTCCTTGTTGATAGGTGTGGTCATGCCTGATGCAGCACACTCCGATAACATATCCGTGCTCTTCAAAGCTCTTCGTGAACATGCTGCCGTTGTACGGTGTAACGCTCACGGCTGCGGTGTTGCCCTGTGGGCTTTCAGCTGTTGTCCCGCTCGTCTGGACGACCTGACTCATGTTGATGGTGATTCGCGTACCGCCCAGATATTCCGGAATCTGTACGGTTTTGTCGCTGATTTTGGTGTGAAACAGCGAGTAAATCATCTCGCGGTAGCGACTGCCACCGCGTGCGAGTTGCTCGTAATACTTTTGGACTTGAAAAGCCTGTCTCAGCTGGTTAATGGTCGTGCTGTTTACGTTGCTCATGTCCGCGTACAGGTCCATGCTTGTGTTGTAGTATGTACCGGATTCATTGCTCCAACCATTGATTGTCAGGGGTGAGCCTTCTCCGTTGACTACGTTTGAGTTTTTTCCGCTGTAGGTGATGAGGTCGATCGCTTGTGTCTCTTTTTCTTCTCCACCGTACTTGTATCCGTATATCGGTGCATTTCCGCTGAGCGGAATTGTTACTGGCTCCCCTGCTTTCTGCGGACTCGGCAGTGCCGATGTGAAGTAGTCATGGAACTTATTTACCGGCAGCGGTCTGCCGCCTTTGTATGCGTTTTGGAGAATATACTCCAAATCCGGGTTTGTTGCGTCCATGCCCTTGGCTTCATCGTCCGCGTAGTTTACGGTTGCGTCTGCATCGCTGTTGATGGCTGGATTATCCACGTTCTGGTCCCTGAACCCCTCCTGCCATATCATAGTATACGCTCTTATTGGCAGCGCGTTGATGCTGAATGCCGTGTTTGGTCCATTGCTTATCTTGGTCGGAATGCCCATGTAGTCAAGGATGCTGCCCTCATAAGGTGATGCTTTTTCTTTTGTGCCGATTACTTTGATTTGCGGGATGGTGTATTCCTGAGTCTGTGCCCACGGCCCCTTATCGTTTTCGCCCATGAATCGCTTGAAGTTTTTCCAGAGGATTCTGCAAGGGACATTAAAATAATAAATGTCCATGTAACAGTTATCCATAACCGGAAAAATAGGAGTCGTCATGCGGATAATTGCCGCTTGGTCGATGCTGAAGGTGTCACCCGGGAGCACTTCATCCACGTAGAACGGAATAAGTTGTCCTGCGTTCAGCGTTAACTTGACGTCCTGCCGCCGTTTGAAGCGACTTCGCGTGATGTCCAAGCGCGGTACTTGGTTGAATCCTGCGTCTTTGTTTCTGTTCACTCTTTAGCCTCCGCTGCTTCTGCTGTTTTTGCCGCTTCGGGTTCGGTCTTTTTTTCTTGGTAGATGCCCAGATTTTTGGCCCATTCGACGCTTCCAAAACTTGCGATGAATTTGTCCACGTCGTTGTCAAACTTGAGCTTGATGTCTTTCGGCACCTCGTCCCAGATTTGCTCTGCTCGCATCATGATGTTTTGGAGTTCGGCCAGATTCTGCGGCGCTTTGGTGAAGTCTTGGATGCCGCCGCCGATGTCCGGTTTGATACGTGCGGCAATGTCCGGGTCGATGCTTGCTCGCCGGATGATGTTTTCCAGTTTGGTTTCCTCTAGATAGCTGTCGATTTCTGCCTGTTGGTCGATGGTCTGGTCGAGTCTCAGCACTTTTTCGCCTTTTTCGTTTTGCTCCCAGAGGTACGTGCGTCTTGTGGTTTCCCCGGCCTCGGTCGGCTTTGCTGTGGCGGTCTGCCGCCAGTTACTTACTGAGCGAAATGCCATCAAAGATGTTCTCCTTCTCGTTCTCAAACATGCCGGTCTTTTCGTCGAACTTTGCCAGACGTACCAACCGGTAGTCGCTCGGCGATTTGCTCATGATGTTGTGTTCGTCGGTGAGCGCAATTTTGAAGTTGCGCTCTGCCACCTTGTCTTCCCGTTCGGTGAAGATGGTGATATAGCCCATCACACAGTTGTCGAAGATGCCGTATACGTTGGTGCTCACAGTCGAATACCTCCTCGCATTGCGCCGCTGCCAAGGTTGATTGCCTTGGTCTTTTTTGCGGTCTTGTTGTAAATTTTTGCGTCCTTGGACTTGCGGGTTCTACTCCTTTTCGCCATTGTTGATTCTCCTACGGATTTGTTCCATTTCTATGTCGTTCGCAAAAGCTTTTTTGCGGAATGCCATGTCAATGTAAAATTTTGCGTCTTCTATCGTGGCCGCTGTGCGTACGTGTTTGTACGTTGCCTCGATTTCCTTGTAGGTTCTTGCTAACGTCGTCGCTAGGGTTGTATCGGTCTGGTCTCTTACGTTCCACGTTTTCACTTTGGTCACTCCTCGGGCTTGTTGCCCTCTACTGCGTGATAAATCTTGTCCAGCATGGCCAAGATTTTTCGGATGTTGTTAAACAGCGCGTTGATTTCCTTGAAGGTCAGAGCGATTCACCTCTTTCTAAAAATTATTTTGTATAAATGGTTTTGTAAAATAGCACTTCTGTGCTGTTTAACCTTGGTTATTGCTCTATCCAGTTTTCCGGGTTGAGTGCTTCTGTTGTTCCTAGCATTTTTTTTTCGATGCGGTAAATTTTA